TTTAGGTGAAGATTACTCTAAAAGATATGGTTCTTATGAAGGTTTTAAAACAGCTTTTGCAGAAGATCCAGCAGCAATACTAGCTGACGCTTCTACTGTATTAACAGGTGGTGGTGCAGCATTAAAAGCAGGTGGCCTTACTAAAGCAGCAGATGTAGTTAATCAAGCAGCTAAATATAGCAATCCATTATATCTTGGTGCTAAAGCAGTTCAAGGCGCAGCATACATTCCTAGTAATCTTACTAAAGGCACACTAGGTGTTACTACTGGTGTAGGTAAAGCACCTATAGAAGAAGCTATTAAAGCTGGTGAAGCTAATGTATTAAAAGGCACAACAACATTTGCTGAAAACATGAGAAACCCAGCAAGATCAGATGCGGTAGATATTGCTAGACGAGCATTAGATAATATTCGCCAAACTAAAAATCAACAATATCGTGGTGGTATGGTAGACATATCTAAAGACAAGTCTATTCTTAATTTTGATGATATTGATTTAGCTAGAATGAATACAGAAGGTATTGGCACATATAAAGGCAAAGTAGTTAATGAACGTGCTGCTAAAGCAATGGATGAAGTTAAATCTGCTATTAATGAATGGAAAAATGCAGATCCTGCTGAGTTTCATACTCCAGAAGGCATGGACAAATTAAAACAAAAAGTAGGTGGTATTTTAGAGTCTATTCCTTACGAACAAGGCACAGCTAGAACAGCAGTACAAAACATATACAATTCAATAAAAGGCACTATTAGCAAACAAGCACCTACATATTCAAAAGTAATGCAAGAATATGGTGAAGCTAGTGATCTTATTAAAGAAATAGAGAAATCATTATCTTTAGGTAAAAAAGCTAGTGCTGATACTGCTATGCGTAAATTGCAATCTATTATGCGTAACAATGTAACATCTAATTATGGTCAAAGAGCAGGTGCAGCAGAAGAACTTATAGGTGCAGGTGCTACAGAATTAAGGCCAGCATTAGCAGGACAATCTATGAGTGCTATGTTACCTAGAGGATTAGGCGGTCAAATAGAAACTTATGGTGGTGGTCTTGCTGCTGTATCTAATCCATCTATATTACTTGGCGCACCATTAGCATCACCTAGACTTATGGGTGAAATGTTATACAAATATGGACAAGCTAAAGGATTAGGTAAAAAAGCATTAAATCAAGTGCCTTTATCAGTAGATCAAGCCAATAAGATTGGCACACTTTTATATCAAATGAATCAGAACAAGGAGTAACACATGGCAAGAAATGGCGCAGGAACGTATACCCTACCGGCAGGGAATCCAGTCACCACAGGAACAACCATATCATCTTCATGGGCTAACAATACCCTAAATGATATTGCATCAGGCTTAACAACATCCCTTGCTTATGATGGTCAAACAGCTCCTGTAGCTAACTTGCCTATGGCTACCTTTGCACATACTGGTGTAGGTAATGCTACAGTTCGTACTATGTATGCTGCAGCAGGGCAAGTACAAGATGGTACATTTCAATTTTTAACGTCTGTCGCTGGTACTAATACTATTACCGGTATTGCCCCTTTATCTATGTCTGCTTTAGTTGCTGGACAAACATTTAGATTTGTAGCTGCCGCAACCAACACAAGTGGAGTTACTCTTAATATTAACTCTATTGGTGCTAAAGCCATTACTAGAAATGGTACAACAGCTCTTACAGCTAATGACATTTTAATTAATTCTGCAGTTACAGTTATTTATGATGGTACACAATTTCAATTATTAAACCCAGCTAATACAGTTCCTGCAGGTATTATTACAATGTGGTCTGGTACTATTGCTACCATTCCTAGTGGATGGTTATTATGTAACGGTTCTAGCGGTACTCCAGATTTACGCAATAGATTTGTTATTGGTGCATTTCAAGATACTGCTGGTGTAGCTTACACTACAATCACAGGTTCTGATACACAAACTGGTGGTAGTAAAGACGCTATTGTAGTAAGCCATACACATACTTTAACAGATCCTGGACATACACATTCTGTTGTAGTTGGTAATCAAGGTACTGTTAATGGTTCTGTATCAGGTGGTGGTAGTATTGCAGTTCCAGGAAGCTCAACTCTTACAACAGCTTCAAATACTACAGGAATTACTGTAGCTACAGCAGGTTCTAGTGGAACAAATGCAAATCTTGTGCCATACTATGCTTTAGCTTATATTATGAAAGCGTAGCAAATGATTATAAAAGATTTTATACCTGAATCATTTAAGGTATTTTTACAAAATCTAATAGATAGTGTTAATTTTGAATGGTATTACAATAAAAATTGCACTACTGAAGGTGAAGATGGTATTTTTCAATTTGTTCATGTAATAGCAAATGAACAGGGATATTTAAGTCCTGAATATGAAAAGATCAAACCTTTATTATATTTTTTTGAAATGCAAACAGGTTTAAAAGTAAAAGGTATTCGCAGAATGAAAGTAAATCTTTTAACACAAAGAGATTTACCAGAAGATATAAATAAACTAGCTATTCATACAGATGTTAGTTTAGAAGAAACAGATTTTGTATCTTTTATATATTATGTGAATGATTCAGATGGAGATACTGTTCTTTATAATGCAGATAAAACTGAAATTATTGAAAAGGCATCACCTAAAGCAGGCGATTGTTTTTGGTTTAAATCAAATCAATTTCATAACGCTACGCCACCAAAAAATCATCCGAAAAGAATTGTTATTAACTGTGTAGTACAAATAGAGAATATTTAATATGAATGATATAAACCCAGTTTCTTATGGAAAACTTATAGGCAAGGTAGAATCTTTAGAACATAAAGTAGAAAGCCTTGAAAAAGATATAAAAGAACTATTAGAACTTGCTAATAAAGGTCGTGGTGGTATGTGGGCTGGTATGATGATTGTATCAGCATTAGGTGGTTTTGTAGGCTACATCACTCACAACTTTTTAGGCAAGTAAATGTGGATAACAGAAGATACTTTAGCCGCTTTATACACAGCATTTATACAAATAGAGCCTTTTGCATCTTTTCCATTTCCTTCTGCAAAACGTGTAGAATTTGTGGTTTGTAATGATCCTGAAATTTACGGAGAATACGAACCCCAACCGCACAAGATAACAATATCTAAAGGTAGATGTTCTCACCTTAATACTGTCATCATTACCCTTCTGCATGAAATGATACATCAGATGATGTATATCAAATATCCTAAATCAGAAATATACACTTCTCACAAAGGTGAATTTAAACAAATTAAAATTAAAGTAGCCAAGCAATTTGGCTTTGATCCATTGGAGCTATAATGAAAATCCTAGACAAACTTAAAGAGTTTTTTGCTAAAGGCCCTAAAAAGCCTAAGCCAGAACCAAAAGAACCACAAAACCATCATCACAATCATGGGAGTTCTACAACATAATGACTAGCTTACTTTCCCTTATATTACCAGCATTAGTGCCAGCATTTGCTGACGGTGCTAGAGGTCTTATTGCTAAGTTTACAGGTGGTGCAGGTGGACAACCACAAAACATAAAAGAACGTATAGAGCTTATGCAAGCTGAGTCTGCAAAATTACAGGCTTTAGCTGCGTTAGACACTCCTACCGGTGAACCTTCTAAATGGATTATTAACCTTCGTGCATCTTTTAGATACATCATTATTAGTGCCATTATGATCTTTACAGCTATTATTGTATTTAATCCAGATGTTGTAGGTGCTACTGTAGTGGCAGTATTTCTTGATATGACAGGTGCTTGTATGAGCTTTGTTATTGGCGAAAGAATGTATTTAGCTATTAAAAGATGAAATTAAGACTAGAGAGGTTTGAATATGGAAGTACTTATACTATCGGCAAATTCTACATTGATGGCATATATCATAGTTTTTCTTTAGAGGATGTAGTTAGAAAAGGTGAGAAAGTGAATGGACAAACAGCTATTCCTACTGGCACTTATCCAGTTATTATTGATCTTTCTGCTCGCTTTGGTAAGCAACTTCCCCATGTATTAAATGTACCTAATTTTACAGGTATAAGGATTCATCCTGGCAATACATCTAAAGACACAGACGGATGTATATTGCTTGGCACATCTTGGAAGGGCGGAGATTTTGTAAGTAACTCCAAAACAGCGTTTAATACTTTTTTTGATAAACTAAAGGTGGCTCAAACAGCTACATTATTTGTATGTTAGATTATTTATTATGTAGTTTGCTTTGTGCAATGGATCATTTAAAATATGTTATTGCAATCTTAATTATTCTTATAGTGTATAATAGTGTAACTCAACACTAGGAGTAGCTATGAAGATTTTATTAATTGATATTGAAGTAGCACCTAATACAGCTCACGTCTGGGGAATATTTGACCAGAACATTTCTATCAATCAGTTACTAGAATCATCTTACACTTTATGCTATGCCGCTAAATGGTATGGCAATCCTAAAATTATGTTTGACTCAGTTCAAAAGTCAGGCAAAAATAAAATGCTTGCTAATGTGCATGCTTTATTAGATCAAGCTGATGCAGTCGTACATTACAATGGCAGTCGTTTTGATATTCCTATTCTAAACAAAGAATTTCTTTTAAGTGGTATGCCACCACCAAGCCCAGCTAAACACATAGACTTATTACAAGTAGCTCGTAGACAGTTTAGATTTGTTTCTAACAAACTAGACTATGTATCACAGGCTTTAGGCTTAGGTGCTAAAACAGCACATGAAGGCCATACGTTATGGTTAAAATGTATGAATGATGATCGTAAGGCTTGGAAGATCATGGAAGAATACAATAAGAATGACGTTATATTGCTTGAAGCTGTTTATAATAAATTCAAAGGATGGATAAAATCACATCCAAATCATAACGCATATTCACCAGATATTTGTTGCCCTAATTGCGCATCACGCAAATTACAAGCTAGAGGAACGCAAAGATCAAGAGTTGCAGTATATCAGCGTTTTCAATGTCAGGCTTGTGGTAGCTGGTCAAGATCAATAAAGTCAGAGAAAAAAAGTAAAGAATCGTTAGTAACTATTTAAGGACTAATATGGCAATTACAGCACAACAAATCTGCGATCACCTTATAGGCAAAACTGTTGTGTCAGCCGAATTAGACTATGGCGATAATATTATTATTTTAGAGCTGTCAGATTCATCATACATAGAAATAAGTGGCGAAGAACTATCTATATACGCTGAATTAAACCAAGATGATGATACCATTCACTAAATAAAAGAAAAGGGCTTAAACAGCCCTTTATGTTCGTTTTAAGTACCGTTAAGCCTACGTTAGAGGATGTAATAAGTTTAGTATTTTTAGGCTTTCTGCTAAACGTGTAGTAATTACCAAATCTAGGTACTTAATCATCTATCATTTCAATACGTTGTAATTGAGCAGCAATCTCTGGCGGATTAATAGCTTCTGGTTCAGCTTGTTTAAGTGCTTGTTTCTTTTCTTGCAACCAAAATATACATTTATCAATATCCATGTGTATATCACCTTTTCTACCAGCTCTTAAAAGATACTGAGCAGCAGTAAACATTATTGGATCATCTGGAAAGTAAGCCAATAGAATATCTTTTGTTTCGTATCCAGCCACTAAATAATGTGGCGGTTTATTTACCATATCAACCATATTTATCCCCTTAAAAAAAATAAATCAATCAAAGTATAACATCCAACAAAAAACCATATCATACCACTAATAATTAAACCCCAAACAATCCAATCAATTATTTTTTCTAAAATATCCATTACGTTCTCCATGAGGTGTAGGTTTAGGAAGTTTTATATAGCCTTGTCTCTCAAGACTTTTAAGCCTGTAAAAATTAGTCACACAATCTTGAATGATATTTTTCATAGTGCAATTAGGATGTGTTGCAATATATCCATTAATAAAATCAGCTTGTCGTTGTTCTTCTAAAGTAATGTACATTATAATCCACCATGAGCTTCTGCAAGTTTCTTACTATCGTACTTAGATAGGCCTTTGTATTCTTCTACAGGTTCACCTGCAAATAAAGGCGTTATCTTAATATGATGCGTAGTGTTTTTCAAATCATTAAGATATGAAAGCTGGTTAGGATGAAATGACCATAAGTAAGATTTTTTTAGGTCACCAGATTTAGTACAAAATTCTTCATATAAGTAAGCTAGTGGAGTTTTCATTAATAAAATACCATCCTTTTTATGTGTTTTTTTTTGCTTTTACCGAACCATGATTTCTTTGGCGGTATTGAGTCATCATGGAAATATAAAGCATTTGCAACTGGGTTAGCATATTTATTATGAATAATCGTATCAATAACCAAAAGTTTAGTCTCCAGATACGCCCTTTCATTAACGGGTAAATGACTTTCATCCGTAACCCCAATAAGCTGGCCAGAAGCGTAAACAACAGAGCATACAGAGTTACCCCAACGACCATCACGAACCCTATTGCGTATAACATTAATTACCCCTACCTTTTCTTCTAATGTTCTTGTATTAACTTCATGATACACAGCAGTCGCATAACAAGCAATATCTAATTCTAAGTTATGTATATCCATTTATTACACAGCATTATTTAATGATTTTACTGTTACCCCAAAACCTGTAGCAGCGTATAATTCACATATAAATCTAAAAGAAAGGAGATCTACTATGTGGACAACACCAGCAGCTACAGAAATGCGTTTTGGCTTTGAAGTTACAATGTACGTCATGAATAAGTAATTAGTTATAAATGATGGGGATGCTCCTTAAAAGGGAACATCTCCATTATCTTCAACATCTGCACCCTTAGCAGATTCTTGTGTTCTTGGAATTACTTGCTTACCAAGACTAAATTTTAAATCACCTTTATCAGCTCTATCATTAATATTAATGTAATAAGCTGTATTAGGCTGTATATCTTCAGGTGTAATGAAAGTACCTTGATAATCCGCCATCCAATCTTCAGTCTTTCTTGTATTAGGTCTTAAATACGCAACGCCTGGTTTAGGTACAAATGCTTCTGCCATATATTACTCCTTAGTATAAATTGGTTTACGTTTCCATCTTGTTGGTTCTACATCTGTTTCTACAAACTCCATGAATTCTAACAATAAAGGTTTATACCAGTCAAGCCATTTATCATCTTTTTTTACTAACTCAACTGTAATGCCATCTGGAGTCCACACACTAAACCATCCTTGATCTCTACCGGTGCAATGTATTTGCATCTGTACTTGGTAGTAATAACGATCAGGCATAGTAGGATAAAATTCCATGCTAAAAGGGCATTTTAGCTCTACAGGATCATCATTAAAGTAAGCGTCAGCACTAGCACCCATAGGCAAACTATCATGCACTATAAGTTTATTGCCAGGCATACAAAAGTCACCCATTTCTTTTTCAAAAGCTGATAACGCATCTCTCTCATGTAAATTACCCCAAGCTGTAGCTTCATTACCTTCAAACGGTGGTTCACGCATAGTCATCTGACGCCAGAGCTTTTGTCTTTCGTTTACAGAAGCCCAAGCATTAGATGCTGTTACTATGTTATGCCTACGATTGTCTAGTAAGTGACTCATGCAGACTTTTTAAGATCATTAGCATATTCCCGCAATTCTTCTTGAACTGCCGGTGTTAAAGCAAAAAACGCTTCTTTAAGTTTACCTTCTTTACTAGCATCTAACAGTTTGTTTTTAGCAACTGTTAATTGAGCTGCAGTAACCACTTCTTTAACTGGGTTAGTTTGCTGGTGAATAGCATTAACAACTTCATTAGCTGAAGCAAACTCACTACCAGCAAGACCAAGACAAGCCAAAGCCCTACCGATAGAAGAAGTTTCACAATTTTCCACATAAGATGTACCATTGATCTGACTAGCCTTTCTAAACTCTTGTGCATGGCCTGTAGCTACAATTTTGCTTTCAGGATTAACAATCTGAGTTTTGATTACACATTGGTCATCATCAATCTTTACAATCTCAGTCATAATTGACCATCCTTTGTAAATAGCTGATTCCCTAAACTCGTTTACTCTAAGGGCAACTGTTTTATATTCTTTGCCATGAATTTTAACTATACCGTTACTCATTCACATTCTCCTTTACATTTACCGCAGCAGATTCTAGCATTTCCAGTTCTTGCATCACTTGTTGGTAAAACATCAGTTGATCCATATTTTGCATCCATCCTATCGTTATGATCTTTTAAATCTTGGTTGATTAATTGTAACTGTTTAAGTATTTCTGACACAGGCTTTAACATATAATTCTCCAGGCAAAGTATCCTACAAACACAATCATAAAGCAAACAATAAATTTAGTCATCATGTTTCTCTTGTTGATCTAATAAATGTTCAGCTAATTGTTCTTGTTGGTCAAGACGTTCCATTTCATCTAAATAGGCATCAGGATCTAAATGTCTTTCCATTATATTGCTCCTGCCAATTTACCCATAATTTGTAAACATAGCCATACATAAGCCCAAAATGCTATTGCTATTACGATCATTGTTTTAATACTCATATAATTCTCCTAAGGGTTAAATGTTGCAAATACGACTGTATATAGGCTATTTAGCCATGTCAAGCATTATTTAACTAAATGTTAGAAATAAATTAGTTTGCTTCTAGTAATTGTTTGTGCTAGTGTTTTGCTTATGGAAATCTTACGCTTTGTAATATTAGATGAATTTGATGGCAAACCAATCAGAGCCTTTAGTAATAGAGCTTCTGCTAAATGGTTTCTTGAGAATAGACCTGATTGTAAGCTCCATGTATTACCTAAAGCAAAAGCTGTGCCAATGACAGAACTTTACGAAGAATGTTTATTTTAAGGAAAAATATGCTAAAGATTAAGAACTGGG